TCAGCGCCGTCGGCACCAGGAGGATGCTGGCGGGCATCCCCAGCGGCTTGCCGTTGGGCTTGGTCTGCTTGCCGAAGAGGACCTCGGCATCGGTCAGCCCGTCGACCGACAGCGCGGTATCCGCGCCGGCGACATAGTTGCTGTGGTCGGCGTGGAAGAACGCCTTGCCGTCGGACTGGACCGGGTTGGAAAGCCACAGGCCCCAGGCCGCATCGGCGATGGCCTCGGCCGCACCCATGCCGATCTGGCGAGGGATGTCCGTGAACGCGCCCATGTCATCGTTGATGATCATCTGGCGCGTCAGGGCGAACATGATCCCGTGGGTGTCGGCCTTCTGACCAAACTTCTGCTCGTCGAGCTTGCCGTGCTTGAGCTCGCCGTCGGGGCCGACCTGCTGGAACTGGAAGCTGCCGGTCATCCGGTAGCGGGTGTGCTCCTTGAAGTCGTTGACGGACGCGATCTTGGCGATGCGCCGCCAGGCGTCCTCGATGTAGTTGTACCCCTCCAGCAGCATCTTGTTGGCGATGTTGGAGAGGATGCCCGGGAGCGATGTGGTGCTGAACGCCGCCTGCAGCCAGCCGCTGGCATCACGGCGGAAGCGCGGCAGTTGCTGACCCGAGGCCAGCTCGCAGAACTCCTGGATGCCCACGCCGCGCAGCTTGTCGGCGGCTTCCAGAATCGGCTCGGCGTAGATCGTCTCGATCCGCGAGTTGGGCAGGCCCGAGGCCATCAGCGCGAGGGCCTCGAAGACCTGCGGGCTGGAGTTGCGCGGGCGGGTGCTGACCGCAGGCACCTGCGGCCGCGAGGCGCGGAGCACGTGCAGTTCGGTCTTGCTCTCGTCCCAGCCTTCCTCGATGGCCTGGGCCTCGAGGTCGGGGTGCTTGCCGGCGCAGACCTTGTGAATCGCCTCGACGCGCCGAGTCTCGGCGGCCATGCGCTGACGCATCTGCGTCACGGCGTCGTCACCCGAGGCAGACGCGTTGACGGTGCCGGCAGTCGCGGGCGCTTGGGTCGCCTGCGGCTTCGGCTCCTGGGTCGGCGAGGACTTGGGCTCGCCGTCGGCCCGCTGGGGATCGGCTCCCTGCGTTTGGGCATCGGTCTGCCCCGCATCCTGCTGGGCATCGTCCGCTACGTTGGCGGTGGTGGTGTCGTTTCCGTCCATGGAAGTTTGCTCCTTACTGTTGGCGGCGATGCGTGCCGAAGTGGCCGTATCCGCGCCGCTGTCGACGAACGAGATTTCCTTGAGGATGGCCTTGCGGACCACATGCAGCGGGCCGTCGAAGGTCCTTCCGTTGACTGTCACATGCTGGCCGTTGGGAATGAACTCGGCGTCCACGACGGCAGCGCCGATACTGGCCTGCCAGGGGAAGCCGTTCACGCCGGATTTCGCGACGTCGCGCGCCCAGGATGTGTCGCGGCTGACCAGGCCCTCGGCGACGACCTGGCCGTTCTCGATCACCACCCGCTGCGTGTGGCCCACCCCCTGGCGTGGGTTGTGGTCCAGGCGAACGGGGATATCCTGGCGTTCGATGGCCAGGCCCTCCAGGTCGACGACGACCGGGTGCGGGAAGCCGACGATCCGCATCACGCCGCCGGTGTAGGCGACCATGCGGAAGCGTGGCATCTGCTTGTCCGGCTCATCCGCCGCCTCGATGGTCAGCGGGCACCGAAAGGTGAGGAATTCAGGCTGCTTGCTGTTCTTCGACATCGTTGTCGACCTCCTCCTCTTCTTCATCCGTGGGTTCGGGTACTGCCTGCGTCGCGGTCGGTTCGACTGCGCTCACCGCAGACAGGCCGAGTTCCTTCATCAGCGTCTGCTCCTTGGCGCGTTGGCGCAGTTCGGTCTCCCAGTCCTTGCCCTGCCGGGCGTACTCGGCCGCGAGCGTGGTGGTGTTGCTGCCCAGACGCGTCGCCTGGGCGTTGGCCTCCTTGGCCGGGTCGACGTGCTCGGTGCCGTCGAAGAACCACTGGTGCCCCGCGTCCATCGTGCGAAGGACCGCGAAGTCGCTCAGGAGTTCCGCTTCGCCGATCCAGGCGGTGAAGATGCGGTCGAGCACCGCCTCGGCGAGGTGCGTTTGCTCCACGCGGATGGACTTGTAGTAGGTCTGGTGGTCGAGACGGCCGGAGGCATAGTTGTAGCCTGACGAATTGCACGCGGCGATGTTGTACGGCAGGTTCAGGCAGCGGGCGATCTCATTGAGAATCTCGCGCTTGAACTCGGCGTAACTGGTCGCCGGCTGCTGGGCCTCGATCTGTCCCAATCGCCAACCGTCGGGCAGCACCGTGGCCATGCGCTTTTCGAGCTCGACCACGTCCATCGGTTCGAGCGCTTGGGCCTCGCCGTTGGCCGGCGCGTCGGTGAACAGGACCGCCGCGAAATCTGCAGCGGTCTCGGCTGCCGCGATCACCGCCAGCGTGTATCGCCGCAATTGTGCGAACAGCGGCAGCGCGGGCGTGATCTCCGGAATGCCCCGATGCTGGCCGGGTCGATCCGAGCGGAACCAGTGAACCACCGCGTCGGCGGGCACGAGGTCGTACTGCGTCTTCCACGCCGTCAGGTCGCCGGGATGCTGACGCAGGATCGTGTACGTCTGCGGGTTGCCCCAGGCGTCGAGCGTAATGCCATCGACGTCGTTGACGACCGGCAGCACCGCCATGAGCGGCGAGGCCACGCGGTCGGCCTCAACGAGTTGCACGTCGAGCGTGACCGGCGAGTCGACCATGGGGTTGGCCGTCAGCACGGCGAAGGTCTCGCCGTCGGTGCTTTTGGCCATGCGCATGGTGCGGAGCTTCTCGGCCAGGTTGACCGCCTCGGACCATTCGGCGAAGGCCATCTCGACCCGACGGTTGATCTCCCCATCATCGGCCAGCATTTGCAGGCGCGGGCCGGTGCCGATGCAATCGTTGGCGATAGTGAGCACAATGCCCTTGGCGTAGGAATTGTTCGCCACCTCGTAGCGGGCGCGCTGCCGCAGCTTGCGGCGAACGTCGGCGGAACCAGCCCCGTCGGCCGACATCGCATCGGCCATCGCCCAGTGCCTGGCGTTCTCGGCGGTGGTCTGCGCGGCGTCGAAACGCGCCCGGACCACGGCCGGGATGGATCGTTTCTTGGAAAAAGCCTTCCTGGTCTTGCCGAAGGGCCACATCAGACGGTCCCTCCCGGCGAGATCTTGGCCAGCTTGACGCCGAGTCCCTTCGACCGGCTGGCCTTCTTCGATTCGAGGTACTTGTCAGCAGCGATCTGGTCCTGAAGGCCATGCTGCTCGATGGACCCCGAATCACCGCCGGCCTTCCGTGGCCCGGCGGCGTTCTCCTTGATCGAGTTGTCGAGTTCTTCGCCCATGTAGTTTTCCGGCAACAGTGCCCTGTCATTGGTTACCTATGCCGTGGCGCACGCGGCGCACCGCAAAACGCCGGAAAAATGACACGGGACGTGAAGATGTTCCGCATGTAGAACTTGCGGGCGAGAATCGAGGCTATATGGTCATCGCGGCGCTTTGCTCATACGTCGTGATGCGCCGCCCGCAGTAGCGACATTCACGGCGACGCAGCAACCGACCGCCCAACGCTCGGCGGGTGTAGAGCACCCGGAAATGGGCGCAGCCGCATTGAGGGCATTCGAGGCCGCGATTCTGAGTGGGCGTCCGTTTGTCGGTTGCCTGGGCCATTTAACGCCTGCTCCTTTGCATCTCCGACAGCCGCATACGTTGTCGCCCCGGCGCGGCCTTGGCTTCCGTGCCCGGCAGCACCGCGCCTTGAATGGACGCCGCCACGGCGCAGCCGACGAGGCAGTCGAGCCAGTGATTGTCCGGCCCGCCGGCCCGGAGTTTCCATTCATCCACCACGCGGCCCCGCGCTTCGGTTCGCACGCGGTATTCGGCGGTGATGTGTTCGGCCAAGAGCTGATGGTCGGTGGGCTTGCGGCCGAAAAGCGACAGACAACCCCGATCGCCCATCGCCACGGACAACCGGGCGTGGATGAAGCTTTTCCAGTAGTTGGTGTCGATGAGAACGTGTCGCACCTGGCGACGGCCCTGCACGTTGGGGATACGCCAGTGGTGGCCGACCCGCTCGCCGCGCTTGCGTTTGTACTCGCTGAAGGGAATGCTCGACGCCCCGACGTACCGCCCGTGGCTGGGCATCACCAAGCTGGCGTGGGCGCTCTGGCGGCAGAACTGGTAGACCACATCGGTGGATTGGCCCCAGTTGGCATCGATCAGGCATCGTTCGATGCGCATCTCCGCACCGTCATCGCGCCGCCAACGACGCGACAGGTAGTCGTCGGTGAGCTTATCCAGCCCGGCGTAGATCGAGCCTTCCAGCCCCGCGCCCGGCGCGGCCCGGCCGAGCGTCTTCTGCGCTTCCCGCAGCGTGAAATACCCGCGCTGCTGGTCGGGGTACGTTCCATAATCGACGACGTGGCCGGTGAAGTCTTCCTCCCACGCGATGACCGTGTGGAAGAGCATCTTTCCCTGCACGTCGATGAACATCGTCAGGTGGCTGGCCCCGATCGGCACACAGCCGCGCGGGTGGCCGTTGGTCTTGGCGGCGATGGCGTCGGCGGAGAGCTGATCCCCATCGCCCTCATCCTGCGGCAGCGGTTCATTCTGGTATTCGGCCCAGAAAGCCCGTTCATCCTGAAGCCGCAGGTTCATCGCGTGCTGAATGGCGGACAATTCATCCTCGTTGTGACGCTGCGGCCAGGCGATCACCGCACCGGCGTCCATCTCCTCGCGGTGCTTGCGATAGAACTCGGTGGCCTCGTGGCCGTCGCCGTCGTTGCGGAAGCTGTCCGCACGAATCTGCGCGTACTTGTCCCAGAGCTTCTCGTTGTCCGGGAATGAATAGACCAGCTTCGTGCGCTCGCCTTGCCAGGTGGGATGCTTGTCGCGGTCGAGAATCTGGTCGGCCATGTCGCCGGGACGGATCACCGTACACGGCATGACGCCCGCAATCTTCTGGCCCGGTCCGGCCAGGTTCAGGATCGCGCCGTTGAGTGTCTCCATCCGCGAGCGAACCTGCTGATCGCTCCGGGCCGACTCGTCGGTCTGCGGGTCATCGAGTACAACCAGCGACGGCCGCACCGCACGGCCATCGGCACGCTTGAACTTCATGCCCCGAATGCGACTCTCGATACCCGCCACACGAATGATCGCTCCCGACGCTTTGCTGTCCGGGATGGTCGGTAGCACGATCTCGTCGGCCGTCCAGACGATCCGCGTGTGTTTGCCGCTCGCCAACTGCCCCTTGGCCCGGTTGTGAATCCGCTCCAAGGCGTGGATCGGGAACACCGCCTCGGGGTAGTCGTCGAGAAGTTGCTCGTTGGTCTCGAACTCGACCTTGATGCTTTCGAGCATGTTGCGGGCGTGTCCGGCGTCGGAGCCGATCAAACAGACGAACTCCCGCGCCCCGGTCAGCATGGCCCAGATGCAGGCGGTTTCGGCCAGCGTGGTCTTGCCGCTGCCGCGCGGCATGGCCATGGCGAACACGCCGCCGCGCAGCACGGCCGTTTCGATCTTGGCGATCACCTTCAGGTGGTCGTCCGACCACGGCATGCAGAATGCCTCCGGGAAGTACGCTTCGCAGAAGAACCGAAAGTCGGTCGCACCCCGCGCCTTGCGCTGAAGATCGACCACTTCGGGGATGTCGCCGATGTCTCGTCCGATGGCCGACAGTTCCGCGTTGCGGGCACGGGCTGCTTCCTTCAGCGCCTCGTAGTCGGCGGGCTGCTTGTCCGGCTCCGGGTTGTGCCGCAGCCACACCAGCCACGCGGTGTAACGCAGCAGGTCGACGTGTTTCTCATCTCCGATGCGGTAGCCCGCCCGGTTGCGGTGACGGCGCAATTGCCTCTCGCTGATCACCTCGCCCAAGGGCGTGGAGTTCAGCATCCGCGTCAACATCGACGGGCGAAGTTTGCGGGGATCAATCGCCACCAGCTTCTCCTCTGCCTGAGCCGCTGACGGCCTCCCGCGCCAGCCAGGCGGCGTAATGCACCAGATTGATCGTGCCGTCGGCGTTGGTGGGAGCGCCGGCCTCAATGTCGGCGCAAACCATCGCCTCGGTGATCCGCCGATTCCAGGCGGCGGCGAGGATTTTCGCCGCCTGGGTGGGCGTCAGGGCCGTGATTTTGGGCGTTTTTGCGGTCATATCTCTAGCCCCCGGGCATGCTTGCGAGAATATGTAAGTTCTTTCGCCACAGGCGCTTAATTGACTTGATGAAGTGGCGATTTGCTGGCTTCATGTGTGTGTAACGTAGGCAATGACAAGGAGATACGAAATGAACGCGACGCCCGCACAAATCAGAAACACCAAGAACACAATGGCCGACGCCGAAGGTTTCTGCCGCCACGTTGCCCGACGCGTCGCCAAGATCGACGGCATCGACCATCAGCCGGAGCTGGTCGCCCTGATCGATGAGGCCAAGGCCCACGTCGAGGCCCTCCGCAAGGCCCGCGTCAACCTCTAACGCGAAGGAGAACGAATCATGCGACTGACACGAATCGACTTCGAAGGCAAACCGGGGCACTACGCCACCGCCCAGCGACGCGACGGGATGCACAACGGGCCGGACATCATCCTGGTGACGATCCTGACGCCGGATACACCCAACGGCTGCGAGCACCACGTCAACGCCGATAGCGAGGACGACATCCGATCGATGGCCGAGTGCCTGCAGCATCATCTCAATGGTTGCCAAGGCACCGGCAGCGACATCCATGGCTACTACGTTGAGCTGCTGCGGCTCAGCAACCTGTAACCGGAGAACACGACCATGACCAGCAAAGCAATCCAACGCGACCTGGAACGCCTCGACGAGGAGATCGCCCGCAGCCGCCGAATGGCCGCATTCCACGAAGGCGACGACCACTACCTGGCCGAGGCCTACGAGCGAGACGCCGAGGATCTCCAGGCGGTGCGCGACGCCGTCGCCCAAGACGACCTGGCCGAGGCAGGGCGCATCGCCTACGGCCTCGACACCTACGTCCGCGACGAGATTCCCAAGCGGCTCTTCAACACGATCATGAAAGCCAACGGCACCAACAGCTGACAGGAGACCACGACCATGGCAACGCAGAACAACAAACAACGCATGATGGACGCCGTCAAGTGCGCCCGAGCCGACATCGCCAGCCTTGCCGACTGGATCGAGTGCGAGCTCGACAAAGAGAACGACGACGAGGTGACCTGGGCGTCGGTAAATTCGCTCGAACACGTTCGCCAGCAACTGATGGAGACGCTGGCATTCTTCTCCGGCGTCGAGCAGTCCGAAATCCAACGCAGCCTCGATGAGCTGCACATGTAGATCGACATCATGCTGCCGCGTGTGGCGGCGGCAACCGCAACCCCCAGCAGAAGGAGCACGACGATGAAGAAGGCAAACGTACAGATTGGCGCGACGTACCTGGTCAAAGTGGCCGGGAACCTGGTGCCGGTGAAGCTCGACCGCGAACATGACAGCGGCGGCTGGCTTGGCGTCAGCGTGAAAACCGGCAAGACTATTCGAATCAAGAGTCCACAGCGCTTGCGGAAGCGCCTGGCCGACCCCGAGCACATGAAGGCCGTCCACAAGGCCGACCAGGAGAACGCCCGGTTGGCCAAGCAGCGTGCCAAATCGACCGATGGCCGAACGGCCAGCGAACGGGCGATGGCGCAGTCGGCCACACGGTCGAAGAAGACCACCAAGGCGAGCAAGGACGCCAAGTCGCCCGCGAAACGCCACACGGGCGAACGTGCCGCGAACGGAGCCAAGCAGGGCGCGAAACCGATGAGCCTGCTCGACGCGGCCGCCCACCTGCTTTCGCTGGGCACCGGAGACCCGATGCGATGCAAGGACATCGTGGACCTCGCGGTGAAGCGGAACCTCTGGACGCCCGGCAAGGGCAAGACGCCAGCCAGTACGCTTTATGCAGCGATCCATCGCGAGATCAAGGCCAAGGGCGACGCCAGCCGTTTCGTCAAGGCCGAGCGCGGCAAGTTCGCCCTGACCAGCAGGAAGGGAGCGTGAATCATGCGACGATCCCTCGAACACCGCGACATCGAATTCCAAGGCACGCCTGGCGGCGTACTGGAACGCGTCGTCAAGCTGCCCGACGGCCGTGAGTACGCCCATCGCTGCTCGAAGGAAGTCTTCGAAGCGGTCGCAGGCCACCTCGACGAACACCAGGGCGAGGGGGTGAAGATTCAGTCCATCGCCGACACGCTCGATGTGCCAATGACGCAGGTGAACGTCGCGCTGCAGTTGTTGACCGAGCGGGGCCTGCTGGAGACCCATGGCCGACTGGGGTATGTCGCCCCTGGTTACGCCAACGCGTTCTACGAGTACGCCATGACGGAGTTGTACGCCTTGATCGAAGGCCATCCGCCTGAGTTTCGTGAAGCGTAGGCTCACACCATCACCTCTTCGACAGCCCTGGCATCCGTCGGGGTTGTCTCAGTCACGACCTCTGCCTCGATCCGCTCCGCCTTCTTTCCGGTGAACTGCTCCCAACGCTGAACGATCACATCGCAGTAGGCTTGGTCGAGCTCCATCAGAAACGCCCGACGCCCGGTCTGCTCGCAGCCGATCAGCGTCGATCCGCTGCCGCCGAACAGGTCCAGCACGTTCTCGCCCGGTAGCGACGAGTACTGGATCGAGCGGACGGCCAGTTCGACAGGCTTCTCGGTCAGGTGGACCATCGCCTGGGGGTTGACCTTCTTGACGTGCCAGAGGTCGGTGGCGTTGTTGGGGCCGTAGAACTTGTGGCCAGCGCCCTCCTTCCAGCCGTAGAAGCATATCTCGAACGCGCCCATCATGTCCTTGCGGGTCAGCACCGGATGCTGCTTGTCCCACACGATTCCCTGGCTGAAGTACAGCCCCGACGCCTTCAGCGGCGCGGGGTAGTTGCCGAGGTTGGCATACCCTCCCCAAATGTAGAACGAGCCGCCCGGCTTGAGCACGCGCGAAGCGTTGGCGAACCAGGCCAGCAGCATTTCGTCGAACGCCTCGTCGGTGACGAAGTCGTTTTCCAGTGGCCGATCCTTGGCCCGCATCTTCTTGCGGGCCTTGGCCGGATCGGTCACGCCGCGTGCGACGTCGAAGCTCTGGTGGTGCATTTTCCCAGAAGACTTCGACAGGTCGGGGTGGGAGCTGAGACCGGCGGCGATGGCGGTGCTGCTGCGCGGTTCAACGCGGACATTATATGGAGGATCACATGCAACAAGATCGATGGACGCGCCATCCAGCAGTTGGTCAAGATCGGCCTCGCTGCCGCTGTCGCCGCAGAGCAACCGGTGGTCGCCGAGAATCCACAGGTCGCCGCGCTGCGTGATCGGATCGTCGGGCGGCTCGGGCACCGAATCCGGATCGGTCAGGCCCTCGGCCACATCACCGTCGAGCAGATGGGCCAATTCGTCCTCGTCAAAGCCGAGCAGGCTCAGGTCGTAGTCGGCCTGCTGAAGGTCTTTCAGCTCGATGGGCAGCAAGTCGAGGTCCCATTCGGCCAGCGTTGCGGTCTGGTTATCGGCGATTCTGTACGCTTTGACCTTCTCCGGCGGCAGGTCGGTGGCTACGTGGACGGGCACCTTGGCCAGGCCGAGCTTCTTCGCCGCCTTCCAACGCGTGTGGCCGACGATGATCACGCCGTCGGCATCGATCACGATGGGCTGGCGAAACCCGAACTCGGTCAAGCTGGCCGCCACGGCGTCAACCGCATCGTCGTTGATGCGAGGATTGCCCTCGTAGGGCGTGATGGTGTCGAGGGGTCGCAGTTCTACGTCAAAAGTCTTCGTCGTCATGATTGAAACTCCATGTGCGTTGATGAGGCGTCGGACCAGCGAACCACTTCACGGCACATGCCGATGAACTCCTCGCTCGTCAGCGACCCCTTGGCTCGGTTTACATCCTTGTGCAGCACTTGGGCGTTTGCGATGCTGTGTTCGCCGCTGCAGCGGATCGGCACGATGTGATCGATAGCAGCCGTTTGCGGTGTGAGCTTGCGCCCGGTCAAAGCGCAGCAATATCGCTGTTGTTCCAGCAGACACAGAACATTGCCCACTGATACCGGCCCCTGTAGAGCGGGTTCCTCTACCACAGGCGTTTGGCCTTGGGGATGTAGCGGCTCCCGGCAGTTGTTCTGTTCGTTGCCCATCGGTGCCAGTCGTCTTGTCTCGCCCGTGACGCCGTCTTGGCAGCGATTCCTACCGCCATGCGAGCGAAAGCCTTCCACGTCGGCCTGGATGCTGCTCGGCGCTGGCCCTGGGCTGGCGGGCGACTGAGACGGATTCGCCAACCTTGCACCATGCAATGTGCCGCTCGCGACCAGGGATCGCGAAGAATCTGCCCGTTGCGATAGTCTGTGCGGAGACGGCCTACCAGGCGACTCGCTGTTGTCCGCCATGCATCTGTCTTGGGTTTGTGGGTTACCGCATCCATGCATTTTGATCTCCTGTAGAAAAACCGGACACGTAAAAGAAACTCTCCCGAACACCGCGACTGGTTCCGCTGACGTCAGGAGAAGCCCTGGCCGGGAAGGAACCATGGACTTCTTTCACCCCACCCCCATGCGCGCACGCAGGCGGTTTTTTCCTTTGCGCGCGGACATGGGGGTGAAAGGGTGAAAGAAGGAGAGAGAGTGTTGTTATTCCTATAGTTAAGGCTCGTACTTCTTTCACCCCTACCCGGTGAAAGAAGGGGTGAAGCATGGTGAAGGAAGCGCCGGTTGTGACGGGTTGTTTCACCATCTTTCACCTTCTTTCACCCCCGGCCAGACGGTAGGTCAGCCCGCTCCGGCCGTCGGTGGCGACGGACGCGGCCAGCACGTCACCGCGCTGGACGAGCGTCTCGATCAGTTCCTTGAAGTCCTTGGTCTTCATCTTCATGCGCTTCAGCAGCACGCTGTGCGGCAGTTCCTGTGTGGGCGCTTCGCGCAGCTTGCGCATGAGCTTGAGGCACTCGGCGTGGAACGGGTTCTCGGCGACGTAGTTGGCCGCCAGGAAGAGCTGCCTCCGGGTCTGGTGGATCGCGAAGGCGCTGGCCCAATCAACGGCCGGCAGGTCTATGACGGGGTCTTCGTGATTGGCGCTGCAGGCGTAGAGCATCGCCAGCTTCTTGGCGTTCTCGTGGGTGCGGGACCAGGCGACACGGGCGACCTCGTCGTTGCGGGCATGGGCCTGGTCGTATTCGTCCTCAGTCTGGCGTTGCAGGGCCGTGACCGCCTCGGCGGCTTCGGGCGTGCAGGGCACGATGTGCGGCTCAGGATGAACCTCCAGCAGGTTCGCCCGACGATTGCCGGGCTGGTACTCCCCCCACCAGCGCGCCGTCTGGAGGATCGTCTCGGGCAGATGGCGGGCGCTGCCGGGCGTCTGACCTTCGCCGCGTCTGCCGATGTCCACGATGATCAGCCGGGCGAAGAAGCCGTTGGTCAGCATCCGCTGGCTGAGCGACTCGTAGAAGTACTGCGGCGTGGCCGTGCCGAAGAGCGTCAGGTGCGGTTGGTCGATGTGGCCGGCCTCTTTCTGCCCGGCCTTGACCCGCATCGGGTAGACATCGTTGGCCGAGGTGTAGAGCGTCAGCAGGATGTTGGGGATCGACTCCCGCTTGTTCTCACGGTCCAGATTGATCTGCCGCAGGACGCCGTCCATCTCGTCGTTCTGAAAGAGCATGGCGCTGGTGCGGGCCAGGGCGTCCTGGATGCCCTCGCCGGAGGCGAACTTGTCGCCCAGGGCGGCGACGTGGCCGATCTCGAACAGCGCCCGCGAGTTGACCTTGCGGGGAAAGTCCTTGCCCGTGCCGCTGCTGGCCAGCGCCAGCAGGTAGATGTTGGGCCGCAGGTCGCCCGAGTCGCAGACCTTCCGCCCACAGAGGTACGATTGCAGGGCCATCGCCCCGCAGAACGCCAGGCCGACGTTCGGATACGGCGCATTGGCCAGCGTGAAGTCCATGACCTGCCTGACAAAGCCAGGCACATGGAAGAGATGTTCGGGGATCGGGCCGGGGTCGGGAATATCGGGCCGATGATCGCCATTGTCGGCGTTGTCGGCCGCACCATGGCCGAGATGCGAAATGTCCGACGGACAATCGCCAGGTGCGGCGGACATTCGCATGATGGCCGAGATGTCCGTACCGGCGGCGCTGTCGGCCAGAGAATCGCCGCCGTAACCGAGTTCTCGCAGAGAGCGAGCGGCCTGTTCGAAGTCGCCGCCACAGGTCAGCAGCGCATACACCGCGAACGGCGAATAGGGCCGGTTGGGCTCGAACGGGGCGGCGTTGGAACTGAAGACGTAGAACACCCGGTCCTTGAGCGTCGCGGACGTGCCTGATTCCTTGCCTGGCCGACGCCAGTATTCGTTTTCTCCGCCTTTGGTGCGAATCCATCCGAATTGTTCGAGCACAGCCCGCACATCTCCGCGAACATTGAAGTCATCGCCGGGCCTATCGGGATTCTCTGGCGGACAGCCGCCTTGTCCGACGGATAATTGACTTGTCCGACCGACAACGCCTTTGTTCGACGGACAATCGCTGTTGTGCGAATTCTCTGCCGACATCTGGCCTTGTCCGACCGATGATGGGCCTCTCTGGCCGACATTCGCCAAGGCCGTCGGACCATCGACCACCGGCGGCAGATATTCATTCAGTTCCCACGCCGCCTGCAGGAGAACGTCCCGCTCGGCCACGGTCAGCACGGGCGGATTGGCCAGGCCGCCCTGGATCAGCTCGTAGCCGTGAGTCGGGGCGCAGAGGAACAGACCGCCCTCACCGCGCGTTTCGATCAGCGTGGTGATCTTCTCGCCGTCGCTACGCTGGGCGAGCTTCATGTTTCCGCAGACTTCCTGATCGCAGCGGTAGTACACGTGCCGCCCGTCGTGCTGGGTCGTCTCGATAACCAACCGGGCCATCAAGTCCGGCGGAATACGCTGCGCCCAGACATCGAACAACTCACCGCCCGCGTCGAAGTCGATCATCTCGCCGTTGCCCGATACTTTTCCGCAGACAATACAGATCGCGTCGGGATCATTGGCGAACCAGGCCGACACCTCTGCCTCGGTGGGCAGGCGATTGCGATACTGCTTCCACCGACCGATGGCCGGGCGCTTCTCGGCCCGACGGGCTGGCAGTACGCACAGACCGGCGGCGAGGTACTCGGTAGCTGCCGATTGAAGGCCGTCTGTTTCAACGATCAAAATGGCACCTCGTCTTCCGGCCAGTCGTAGTCGGGCAAGTTGCCGTCATCCCGTTCATCGCTGCCCTCCAGCCGTGGAGGAATTGGGCCGAGTTGGTAATCCGTGATGCGGTCGAACTTCTCGCCCGTCACCGAACGCACGGTGATGGCTCTGGTCTTGGCGACGCCGCCTGCCTCGCAGATATCCACGGCTTGCTCGGCGGTATCCGGCGGCGGGTCGTTCGATCGCGCCCGCCACCAGGCCTCGAACTTGCCCCTGGCGTAGCCGGTATGCTCAGGACAGACCCACTCGCTGTGGTAGTCGTTGAACCCGCAGCGGTAATCGACCCGCACGCTGCGCGGGTGGTCCTCGGGCGCACCGCGTTTGACGTGAACGCTGTGGTAGACCTCGCTGACCTGGTAGTCGGTTTCAGTGACCTCGCCGGAGAGTATGCCCGCCGTGGATGCCTGGTGGTCGTGCTGCTCACGCTGAGGTGGCGGGAACTCATGGCCGCATTCCGGGCAGATGCCGTAAGCGGCGTGAATCACCGCCTGACACTCGGGGCACTCCTTCGCGGGCGCTTCGCCATTGCCGGAAGATCGGTCCCTGATCTCCAAGGCATCGACCGGCCCATGGCGCAGAATGTTGCCGCCGAAGTCCAGAACCAGGCAGTCAGCCTTCGACGGGTCCAACCGAAAACCGCGACCGACCATCTGGTAATAGAGCCCAGGCGAGTTCGTCGGACGCAGCAGCGCCACGCAGTCGATGTTGGGCGCATCGAAGCCGGTCGTCAGCACGTTGACGTTGACCAGGTACTTCAGCCGGCCCTCCTTGAAGCGATCCAACGTCTCGCCGCGCTCGAACGGCAACGTCTCACCGCATACGAACCCGCACTCGCGCCCCATCTCGCCAAGGATACGCTGCACGTGCTGGGCGTGCTTGACACCTGACGCGAAGATCAGCACCGAGTGGCGATCCCGCGTGTGATCCACGATCTCTCGGCAAGCCGAGCGGACGAGCGAGTCATCGTCCATCAGGGCTTCGACCTCACCAGCGATAAACTCGCCGCCCCGTATGTGCAATCCCGACGTATCGGCCTTACGCCGACCCGCCTTGGTCTTCAGCGGGCACAGGTAGCCCTGCACGATCAGCTCGCGGACGCCCACCTCATAGCAGACGTGGTTAAGCAGGTTCTCCGGGCCGCAGATCATCCCCGTCGTCATGCGGTACGGCGTGGCCGTCAGGCCAATCAGCCGCACGTTGGGATTGACCACCCTCGCGTCGGCCAGGAATGTGCGGTACATACCCTCGCCATCAGGCGGCAGCATGTGCGCTTCATCGATCAGGATCAGATCGAACCGGTCCAGTTCAGCGGCGCGGCGGTAGACGCTCTGAATGCCCGCGACGATGATCGGATGGTCGGTGTCCCGACTCTTGAGACCCGCCGAGTACACCCCGATCCGGTTCCACAGGTCCGGGGCCATGGCGTGAAGCTTTTCCACGGCCTGCTCGAGCAGTTCCTTGACGTGCGCCAGGATCAGCACCCGCCCATTCCACTGGCCCACCGCGTCGCGGCAGATCGACGCCATCACCGGCGTCTTGCCGCCCGCCGTGGGGATCACGACGCAGGGGTGATCGTCCCGATGGCGCAGGTGGTCGTAGACGGCACTGACCGCTTCAACCTGGTACGGACGCAGCGTGATCGCGGACGCTTTGGAAGGAGGAAGAAGCGTCGCGGTCATACCGGTCCCCATTCCTCATCCACATGGTCCAGGTGTTCGCCGTTCTCTCGCAACGAGTAGCATTCCTCGCACAACCAGACCATTTCAGTTTCGTCGAAGTTGTGGAAGAGGAATGGATCGGGGCCGTGCTTGCAGTCCCGCTGCCGCTTGCAGAACTGGCACTTCCTGCGCCGGGGCCTCTGATCGCGCCACAAGTCGGCCATCACTCATCCCCCGCGATCATGGCGGCCGTGCGGGCGTAGCCAGCGATGTCCACCAGATTGTCGCGTTTGTGCCGGTGGGCTTGACGGGCGAGTTTGACGGCGATCATGCACAGGGGCACGTCCATGGGCGTGACCTCCGCGCCATCGCGCAGCTTCCCGGCCAGGATGCCGGTCCACATCTGTGAGGTCCGGGTAAAGTCCTGCGACGGATGGCCGTAGTCCTCCTGACGATCGGATGCCGTGATGCGCTTCGCTTCATCCAAGACGGGCTCGGGCGTGTCGCTGGACTCCTCCCGCCGGATGCGGAGCCGATGCAAGTGAACAAGCGGCACCGGCGCGCTCTGGAGCGGCTGTAGGTTCTCGGCACCGAGGACGGGCATGCCCAGTTCCCGCGCCAGCAGGTATTCGAGCTTCGCGCCCCGCGAATCCTCCCAGCCGCCCAGCACCGCGACGGCATCGCAGTCCACCAACAGCGCCACATCGGCGCGGAGGCAGTCCTCGCGCGGCAGATCGGTCCGCCCGCCGAAGTTCTCCGCCGGGTTAACCACGTCCCAGCCCGCCTGCCGCAGCCGGTCCGCCGCCGCGTGGAAAGCCGGGAAGTTATGCTCGGGCAGGCCGGTCATCGGCCCGGCGATGTAAATGTGTTTCGGATGGTCCATGTTCAGTTGTTCTCCCAAAGACGTCCCCCGCAGAGCGGGCAGCGCCGCAGCGGAAACTCCTCGACGCGGATATCGAGCCTGCCGCCCTTGACCACCTCGCCCCGACGGGTGAGAAGCAGGTCAATCTGGCTGTCGTCCTCGTAGATGCCCGCATGTTCGAGCGCGTCGAGCACGGGCTTGGCGATGTTGTCCAGGTCACGACGGCGGCGGTCGGGAGGGAAGGCATCCATCGCTAGGGCGATGCGCCCACCGGATGGCGGCTTGCGAGGCCCGCTACCGCCCAGGAGGGCGCAGACGTTCTTGCGGAACGTCCGGCCCTCCCGGCTGATCAACGTGCGCGGCCCAACGTGTCGCCAGTAATGGTTGATGCTGGGCGGGTATGGAAGGTTGAGCATCACCATTGGCTCACCACCCAGCTTCCTTGTTGCCCCAATCGGAGGTCTCCAGCCTGTAGACCAGGACGATCAGGATGGCTAAGAAAGGCATCAGCGGCCCGTACAGCATCGAAAGCACGATGGCAGAGAGCCGATCGTTGCGGGTCCACCGGCTGCCCATGGCCCGGTTGGACCAGCGGGCGAACATGTATCCGATTGGGGCGCAGAGCACCCAGATGCAGGCGAAGATCAGGATCAGGATGTTGGTGGTCATTTCTGTCTCCTTGCGGGTTAGCGCTTCCACGGCGGGGTGTTGTCGGTCGCCGGCGCTTGGGGCTGCTGACCATTTCCATTGGCGGCGTCCTTGCGGGCGTAGCCTTTGATTTCGTTGGTCAGCTCGCCCGTGTCCTCACGGTTCTTGAGCTTGACGGTGATCACCAGCGGCAGGTTGTGCAGCTCCACGCTGTCGCGAGGCTGCATCACACCGACGGCCCGGCAGACCGCCGACAGTTCGCCTCGGGCGATTTTGACGGCCGTGGCGTTGGAGTTGTTGAGGTTCAGGCGCGCCCAGAGGACGCGGTTCTTGAACTCGCCCTCCAGGATCGTGAACGTCAATTGCAGATAGCTGCCCGATCCGCTCTTGGTGGCTTTCATCTCCGATTCGGTGATGGCGGCGAGGTACTTGCCCGCCGGCAGCGGCTCGAAACTGGTGGTCGGTTCGACTTCGGTCGCGTTGAATCCATTGAGGTTCGCCATGGGTCAGTTCTCCTTCGGGTTGGTGTTTGCGGGTTCGTTGCTGCCCACCAGACGCAGGCCGTGGGCGGGCGAGGGGCTGGCGGTCAGCGCCTGCATCAGCGCCGACCAGGACAGGGGAAGCTCGGCGGGCAGGCTGTAGCGGTTCTTCGCCAGGATCACGTTGGTGGCCTCGGTCAGCAGCGTGCGCCGGTCGCCGTCGCGCGAGGCGTACAGCACCGCATCGGCCCATTCGATGAACGGCGGCGCGATCCAGTGCGGCAGATCAGGCGCGGCCAGTCGCAGGTCGAATCCTTCCGGCGAGGTCATCTTGGTGTTGGCGGCATGGGCCAGAAGGATGATGGCCACGCCGTTGTCGGCGATGGCATTGAGCACCGGCAGCAGATCGCGGTACACGATATTTTGCACGATCTCGCGAGCCTTGAAGTAGCCGCCATGGGCGGTGCCGAGGGTGTTGGTGATGTCGCCCGCCGACTTGTCGTCGAGGTCCAGCACGACGTGCTCGACGATGCGCTGCACCATCCAGTCGATGGTGTCGACGGCCAACGCCGAATTGCCGTCTGGCGGGGACGTGGCGAGCTCGACCAGCCACTGGCGCATCTGCGGCCAGGATTGCAGATACGGCGTGCGCTTCAGGCCGGGCACCGCACCGGCCCCATTCTCGCAGTCGAGCAGAATCGCATCGGCGGAGGCGGCGAAGGTGGTCTTGCCGACGCCCGGCTGGCCATAGACGATCATCTTGGGCGGGGCTGGCGTGGTCGTGGTGATCAATGAGTTAATCAGTGACATAGAAGTTCTCCATTCTTCGAGGTTGCGTTCGTGTTGCATATGCAGAGATGCCAGGTCATCGCCTGGCGTCCGCTTACAGTGCAGGCGCGGGCCTGGCCGTTGCAGATCAGTTCGTCAGCTCGCAGTTCGGGCAGACGCTTGTGGGCTTTGATGCCGATGCGGTCTTCGATCTCGCGGGCGGTCAGGCCCGGCGTCTTGACGACTGCTGCAAGACACATCGAGCGTTGGTCTTTCGCGGAACCGCCGATTTCCAACTGCCGACCGGCCAGCGCCGAGGTCGGTGGGTCGCTCTTGCGGTAGTTCTGGATCATGTCGTTACTCCTGACTTGCTTGTGGTCATGGGTTACACGTCCCGTCACGCTGGCCAGCGTTTAAAGGCAATGGCAGGTGTGGGAGTCGAACCCACGTCCCGAGGCCTTTCCGAATAGGAGGCCCCGGTAGCCCGGCCCTGCCGAAGTGCGCCCGGGGGGTGGCCGTCGCGTTTGGTGGACTCGCCACAAGCCGCCCGGGCGCGAGAAATGCTCAGGCCACATCGAGCACGCGAACCTCCTCGTAGCCCGTGGGCCAGTGATCGTGCTGATGGCAGATCTGAAGCCGACGGATCGCGGCCTCGTTTTCACGCTGGGCGATGGCGAGCGTGTCATCGCTGACGCGCCAGACGCCGCATCGGAATGGCTCCTTCTTCTCGACGGCGACGAGATGAACCGGAGCCAGGAGGCCGTCGAGAGGCTGGGCCAGGACGGCCCGGTAGAACGCCATCTGCCGGTGGTAGCCGTAGCGACGCGCGTCCGCCTCGAACCAGGTCAAGTCATCGCAGGTCTTGAAGTCCACGATGCCGCGATGTGGATGCACCCAGTCGATGCGAATCTGGCACGGCACCCCGCAGTACTCGGCCCGCACGACACCTTCGGAGCGGCCATAGAGCAAAAGGTCCACGGCCTCATCGTTCATGGCCACGCCGGAGGCCATCTGCTCGACCAGTTCGACCTGGTCGTGAGAGAGCACCGGCTTGCCCTGAACCTGACGCCACTCGGCAAAGGCCTTGGTATTGGCCCCAAACGGCCTGTTGGTCTTCGGGTTGATCGGCCCGCCGAGCGCGAAGGCGGTCTCGTAGACGTCGCGGCCTTCGAGGATACGGACATGCGCTGCTCGCCCAACCAGGTAGGCCGGCGAATCCTTGTCCTCGATCAGCCCCAGGGCCTTCTTGCGGTGCAACCACGGCGACTTCATGAAGTCCAGCAGTTGGTGGCTGGAAAGATACTCGCGTGCCTTGGCGTGGTATTGCTCCGCCGGTTCAACATCCAGAATGTTCAGGTCGATACTCAAATCCATTACGTGCCTCGCATTCGACTAAGGTTCCACTGCCCGCCCCCCGGAGGCCCCGGCGTCCGTGCCTGGGGCCTTCGAGGACGGCATGAGTTGTCTGCTCTCTGGTTACCTATGCCGTGCCGGGGTGAGCGCCCCGTTTAGTTGGGGCCAAGACCCGCTTTTTTGAAGTTGGCACGAATACGCTTCATGGCGTTGTCGACCTGTCGCCAGGACACACCGAGGGACTTGGCTGTGCTGGTGATGCCGCGGGCGGCCACTTGGATGAGCAGCGTCCGGTCGTCGGGCTCCAGGTTCTGCATCGCATGCTCGATGGCTTCGCGCAGTTCAAATCGCTCGACCTCAGAGATGGGGTAGGTCCGGGTGAGACGCCGGCCGTCTTCTTCAAGCAAGACGGCACCGAGCGAGGTGATTCCCCCTTCGTACTCGACGGGCGTGCGCTCCAGCGAAACCACCTTGTGCGATTCGCAACGTTTCTGGCGTTTGCGGTAACGCAACCGCATCGCCACCCAGGTGCGGAGGGCGTTGGTGACGAAGGCCTCAAGGTTGCCCCGAACGGGGTCGAACAGGTGCGCCTTCTCGAGCAGGTAGAGGCGCATATCCTGCCGCAGATCGTCGTAGTCCGACCTGGAGAAGTCGGACCGCCGACAGAGCTGGCGGGCCTTGATGCGGATGAAGGTGACAGTGAACGGGTCCGAAACAAAGTCGTGGAGCTCGGCCATGATTCCTCAAGGCCGATCCACTGGCTCCCGAACCAGTCAGCGATCACACAGTCGAAGGTCTGTGCCGCGACAACTTGCCGCGAGGTAACACAGGTGCGGTCGTGACTGGCCGGTATTGAGCTGGCCGGCCTCGACCGAGGCCCGTCGTGTCGCGGCTGGCGCATAAAAAAGCGGGCCGATGGCCCGCACGCGCGTCGCTCAAGTTGTTGTCCATACAGGACTAACGCCTTTCTATGAATTTCTTCGCCCTGTCGCGGCGTTGCGACGCGACAGTCCTTGAGACGGATGGGGAGTCCTCCTTAGGCATGATCTCCGCCAGCCCGCCGCGACGTTCAACGGCCCGTCTGACCTTGTCCTTGCCAATCTTCTGGCCGGTCTGTTCGGTCAGCGCATCCGCCGCCTTGCGATACGAACCGTGCTCCTTGTAGGCAGCCACATACGCATCGTCGGTGAGCAGTGACTTGATCTCGGCCTTCACCTGCCGGCGAACCATCTTCTTGCCGGTCGAACCAAGCGAGATCGCGCCGGATGATTCGGCAAGATGGTCGGCTGTCTCCACCGCATGGACAAGGGCCATGACGTCCAGAACCAGCTGACCATCATCCCACGTCATCACCTCCGTCAGCGGGATCACTGCCGGGATTCTGCCCCGCCAGACACGCTCATCAGGACGAAGACAGGGGACCACCACAATTGTCCGCCCGCCAGGCCCCACGTGGGCCGCGATGGTCGCTGCATCGTCGTCGCCCATACGCCTCGCGAAGACCACAGGACGGGTCTTCCTGGTACCTGGGGGCCACGACGTTCGCCCCAGTCGCCAGAACCGTGCCGCAACGACCACCTGAGGCCTGCCTACAAGCCCCATAGACGTGGCGGCCGCTTTCGCCAGACCAGCGGGATTCACCTGCCAGCCATTGCACATCTCCGGCTGCACCTCGACACGCATCGACTCAGGGCACCAGATATAGAAGCGTTTCGTCGCGACGGGACCCGCGCGGATCGTGACCGGTTCGATGTGGCCGTCGGCACAGTTCGGGCACGGCGCGTACAAACCATTGGCCGCCTGACGAATCAGACCCAGGCGGCGGAACTCGTCCAACGAGCCTGGCGGCCAGATGGCGATCTCGGCGTGGTCGAAGATCCGGCCCTCGTCGTCGACGGCGGTTAGGATCAAGCCAAGCAGGTCATTCTGCGTCATCATCAACGACTACCTCCCAGAGTTTCAGGCATCGCTCGCCGACCTCACGTTTCTCGTCGGGCTTGCTCTTAAGATTGCTGGAGTTGGGGGCCGATACGTCGAAAGTCAGCACCGGCTGGCGGCCTCGACCCTCGTGCTGGAACTTCAGGTGGAAAGTCGCCTGCAGCACACGCGTGCCGGCCGCCATAATACTCCCGGCCTTGAGCCACCGCTCGATCTTGCGGTAGATGTCGTTCGGGTGGCCTTTGGGGTCGGCCTTGATCTCGATGTAGCCGCCGCTGCCACGTGGGGCCAGGCGAAGCCGCGTGATCCGGGCCTCCTCGACACCATCCTTTGGATCGGTCGGCAGGGGGAAGTCGGGCGTGAGCAGGTGGTCTAGCTGGAACGACGGGCGCAGCGGATCGGCCGGATCGACCTCCTCGCCGAGCACCGCCTGGCAGAACGCCAACTGCAGCGGCTCCCAGACCTTCTTGCCGCCCTGGGCGAATACCTCCATCGCGCCGTCGGCGGCGTTGTAGACGAAGACATTCTCGAACACATACCGATCCGAGCGCACCGTGGGCTGATCGCTGTCGCCGTCGAACACCAGGTGCTTGTCGGGGTAGTCGTCGAGATACGCGAAGAAGTAGTCGGCCCCGCCCGATCGCCGGTAGTTCACAACCTTGCAGAACCGGCCCCGCATCTGGGTAGGCCCATAGTACGAGGTCAGCGCTTCGGCCAGAGCGTTGCGCATGGCCTCGTCCACGACGATCCGCTTCTTCGGCAGGTTGTTGCGGCGCTTCCAGTACCGTCCGGCCGCCAGGGCGTCAGCACGGGCGAACATCGCCGCCTCCTCGAACGCCTCGGGCACGTGCAGGTACACCCACATCGCCCTGTCCGCCTTGCTCACCTGGGCCTTGAACTCCTCGGCTCGCTCGGGGCAGCGCCAGAGCATCTCCTCGGCCAGCACCGCCAGCCCACGGTGGTCGGCCAATTCATTGATGTCGCGGAGGAGGATCTGCACCTCAATCTTCGACGCTTCGTCCAGCGCCTGCCATCCTTCGAACACCGGCTCGATCTTGTGCTCGGTCAACTCATCCCACGGCACATCGCCGAGTTCGCCGCGCCGCGTGAAAAACTTACGCAGCAGAGGGTTGGCGATGTGCTTGAGAACCTTCCTTGGATCAAACGGCTTTGCCATAACGGCGACTCCTATCTACCGTTCAGTGAACGGCGAACAATGGAAAGAAAAAAAGAGAGGACACCTCGGCCCCCTCAGAACAGTCGCGGTTGAACCTTTTTCACCAGAAGCTCCAGCTTCTGCAATCGGTAGCGCATCGCTTGCGCCGACACCTCAAATCGCTCTGCCAGTGGCTTGCAGAATCGGTCCATCGCCATCCCTTCATTGGCCTGCCGGTCGGTGTGGTAGTCGCCGACCGGTAGTTCGGAGATGGCCACGGGCGTATCAGTGCCTCGCCACTGCGACCACGCTTCATAGACCAGCTCACGCGGCATCAGCACGCAGGCCGCGAAGGCGTTGGCCTGGATTTCCTCGGGGGGGTTCGCGCCGGATCGCTGCACGAAAGCCGGTTCGCAGTTCGCCTCGAAGAGTGACTTCGCCGACGGGTCGTCCATCAGGTGCTGACGATGCAGACGCCAGTGCCCCACCTCGTGGGCGAGCGTGAAGCGGTATCGCCCCAGAAGCTTGGGCCTGATCGACGGGTCAAGCGACTGGTCCACCTTGATCATTCGGTCCCCGAACCAGATACCGCCCAGCACATCCTGGTGGCCCAGTTCGGTCTGGAGATCGGCCAGGCAGAATGCCAATTCCAGGTGAAGCTCAAGGATGTCGTCGATAGGCACTGGGGGCTTGGTCATTGACGGATGGGTTTCCGCCCACTCGTCCAGGAGCAGTTGGGCCTGGTCTTCGATCCGCTTCTCAGGCAGGAACGGCACCTTGTATTGCCGGATGGCGACGCGACGCTTCATTCTTCCTTGCCCCCATCCTTCTGCTGGTCGCGGATATGGTCGGTGAGCTTGCGAAGCTCATCGGCGGTAAGTCCTTTTGCCGCACGCAGGAGCGCCGGCATCGCCTGAGGCTCCTTCTTGATGATGTCCGTCAATTCTTCGGATACGCGACCCGCCAGGGCAACCCACTCGTCAGCGTCCTGCCCAAGCAATTCTGCTATCCTGCGGACCCGCTCTTCTGCCGGGGGCCGCTCGTTTTTTGCCTGCTCTATCTGGGAGAGGTAAGTCGGGCTGGTTTTCGACAGCTCCGCAAACTTCCGGAGGCTGTACCCCTTGGCGATGCGTGTCGCCCGGAGAAGGTCACCGAAGGTCTTTCGTGGATCATTCATTACCGATTCCTGTTGACGAAGTTCCGTTCAGCGTTTAATGTACATGGACGCGACGGGCGAGTCAAGTGCATCTTGGCCGAAAAATGAAATTTCGATCCAGACGAGTGTGACTCATGGTGTTTTGGCTAGGCGTGCTGCCATTCCCACGGCGCTTCCCCCAATAGACCATTGACACAGAGCCCGTCATGGATCATATTGGTCAGGTGATTTATCACTTGATTAACTCATGCGGTCTAGCCAGGAGATACCCAGTTGACCAAGAGCACCGACCCTGCGGCGATGATCCGGGAGGTCCGAGCACGCCTCGAGCTCACCCAGGAGAAGTTCGCGGCCAGGTTGGGGGTGACGCTACCGACGATCAATCGGTGGGAAAATGGCCGGACGAAACCGTCACCGCTGGCGATCCAGAACCTGCGGGAACTGATCTCCAGCATGGATGAGGAAGGCAAGGACCTGATGGCCAAGTTCTTCCGCGAATAGAGAAAGAATGCCGTTGACCCCTGGCTGAAGCAGCAGCCAGGGGGACGATAAGGAAACCGGATGCCGTATAACGAAGCCGACACACGAGCCAAACTCATTGATCCGGCCATTCACAAGTGTGGCTGGACGGAGGATCTCATTCGGCGTGAAGAGACGGCGGGTACGGTCGAGATTATCAACGGCAAGGCCCGGCGACGCTCGCGCGGCAAGATCGACTACGTCCTCCGGGTCAAGGTCAACGTGGACACGCAGCCCGTCGCATTGGCTCTCATCGAAGCCAAGAAGGAAAGCCTCCCAGCCGGGCACGGCCTTGATCAGGCGAAGGGCTACTCAGAGTGTAAGCGGCTCAACGTTCGCTTCGTCTTCTCCTCCAACGGCCACCAGTACGTCGAGTTCGACTGCTTCACCGGCCTAACCGCCGCTCCGAAGCCCATTGCCGAGTTTCCCAGCCCCGCCGAGCTTCGTGCCCGTTACGAGCAGGGCATGGGCTTCACCCTCGAATCGCCAGCCGCCCGGCCGCTGCTCCAGCCGTATGCCGGTGGCGAGGGTACGCGACGCTACTATCAGGACGCCGCCATCCGCGCCGTCATGGAGAAGCTTGCGAAATGCGAGGGAACCGGCGAACCCACGCGGGCGCTGCTTGCCATGGCGACGGGATGCGGCAAGACCTTCATCGCCGTCAACCTCCTCAAGCGAATCTCCGACGCGGGGCAACTCACGCGTGCCTTGTTCGTCTGCGACCGCGACGAACTCCGCACGCAGGCCGTCAAGGCCTTCCAGAACGTCTTCGGCTCCGACGCCGCCGAGGTTTACCGTAAGCCCGACGGCACCAACAACGCCAAGAACGCCCGCATCCACGTCGCCACGTACCAGACCCTCGGAGTGGAGAACGACAACGGCGACGCCACGTTTCTGACCACCTACTACCCGGAGAACTACTTTACGCACATCGTCATCGACGAGTGCCACCGCTCGGCTTGGGGCAAGTGGTCGCAGGTGCTCACCCGCAACCGCAACGCCGTGCAAGTCGGCCTGACCGCCACGCCGCGTGAGCTCAAGTGCAAGGAGGAGACGGCCGAGGTCAAGCAGGACGCCGAGATCACCGCCAACAACATCGCCTACTTCGGCGAACCCGCTTATGAATACGACATCGCCCAAGCCATCGAGGACGGTTATCTTGCCGCCTGCGAAATCCAGAAAGGCCGCGTCAACCTGGACGACACCGGCATCTCGAAGGCTGAGATTATCGCCCGCAACCCCGTAGACGCCATCACCGGTCAGCCGCTCACGCCCGCACAGATCGATGATCTCTACGAGCGATACCAGTTCGAGGACCGCATCCTTTTGCCCGACCGTGTGCTGGCCATGTGCCAGGACCTGTTCAACTACCTCCTGGAGACCGGAGGCCCCGAGCAGAAGACCATCATCTTCTGCGCCCGCGACCGCCACGCCGACGATGTGGCCGTTTGTTTGAACAACCTCTACGCCAAGTGGTGCACCGACAACGACAAGCAGCGTCTGGACTACTACACTTTCAAGTGCACCGCAGCCAGCAGCGGCAACGATCAGCTTCCCGACCTGCGTGCTTCTTCCCGCAGCCACTTCATTGCCACCACGGTCGATCTGCTGACGACCGGCGTGGACGTCCCCTGCGTGCGGAACATCATCTTTTTCAAGTACCTCAAGTCGCCCATCAGCTTCTACCAGATGGTCGGCCGGGGCACACGCATCGACGCGCCGACGGGCAAGCTGATGTTCCGCGTCTACGACTACACCGACGCCACGCGACTCTTCGGCGAGGGCTTCATCACAAAGCCGCCTCGCACGGGCGGTGAAGGCCCCGGCCCCGGTCCGATCCCGCCGCCGCCACCGGAACCGACGATCAGCGTCGAGGGCTTCGACGTTCACATCACCGACGCCGGACGCTTTATTGTCGCCGACGTGGACGGTAGGGCCATGCCTGTACCACTCGACGAGTACAAGGCACTCCTGGCCGCGCGGCTCGTTCAGGAAGTCCACACGCTCGACGACTTCCGCAATCGGTGGATTGACCCTCCGTCGCGGCAGGAACTGATCGACACGCTGGTGACCTCCGGCTACTCGCCGACCGTCGTGCGGATGGTGGACGACAGGCAGGACTACGACCTTTATGACGTGCTGGCCGAACTCGGCTGGGGCATGAATCCGCGCACGCGCCACGACCGGGCAATGGCTTTTACCTACAAGCACGAAGACTGGATCAACACGCTGCCCACCCCGGCCGCCGCCACGATCCGCGCCATCGCTAGCCAGTTTGATCGCGGCGGTACCGAGGGCCTGGAGAACCCGCAGATTTTCCAGACGCCCGAGGTCAAGGCCGCAGGTGGTTTGGGCGCGCTCCAGGCTGCGGGCAAGCCGTCCGACCTTTTACGTGAGACCAAGACGAGGATGTTTGCAGCATGAGTACTAACGGCAAGGTAGAACAACTGGAGTTTTTCGGGAAAGGTGCCCCATTCCCGATTCCGCCCGATTGGAGTTGGGGCTTCCTCTCCAAGGCGCTCCGGCACCGCAAGGAATGCATCACGATTGATGATGAAACCGAGTACCGGCGAGTCACGGTCCAGCTTCATGGTCGCGGCATAGTTGCGCGTGATGTAGTTAAGGGCTCGGAGATCAAGACGAAGCAGCAGAAGGTCATTCGAGCCAAGGATTTCCTTGTTGCGGAAATCGACGCCAAGATGGGCGGTTTTGGAATTGTCCCCGATTCCTTAGCGGGTGCGATAGTCAGTAGTCACTACTTCACGTTCGAGATTGACTACGCACGGCTCCTGCCCAGTTTTCTTGACGCATTTGTCAGAGTTGGCTTTGTCACAAGGAGTATAGAGAACTCGGTTCGTGGCTCTCTCAACTACGCGGCGATTCGACCCGCACATATCCTTCGAATGCAGTTCCCATTCGCCCCCATTTCAGACCAAGAACGTGTAATACGGCGGATGATTAAGGCATCGCAGGCTATTGATGCTGCCCAGAAGCAACTGGAAGCTCTCCAATCCCTGCCGGGAGCGATCATCCGCAGGGCGATCAAGGAAGACATATAGCGATGGCGAAGCGAAAGCCCAACGGTTCAGAGAACGGCAACGGTAAGCGCCATACGACGCAGGCGTCAGTGGATCAGGCCGTCAAAAGCATCTGCGACATCATGCGGCGAGGCAACTGCGCCGGTGCGATGCAGTACGTGCCCGAATTGACATGGATTCTCTTCCTTCGCATCCTCGACGAAATGGAGTATCGCGAGGAGCAGGAAGCCGAGGCGCTGGGCGTTCGGTTCCGACCCTCGCTGGAGTCACCGTATCGCTGGCGCGACTGGGGTTCACCGCCCGAAACGTTGCCGGAGGGCCAGACGAACAAGCGGTCCGAACTCCAGAACGCGCCGCAGAATGCCTTGTTCAACTTCATTAACATGGAGTTGCTGCCGCACTTGAAGGGCCTAAAAAACCAGCCTGACGCCGCGCCTCGACAGAAGGTCATTACTGAGATCATGACGGGCGTCGAGCGGGTCCGCATCGACACCGAGCGAAACTTTCTCGACGTGCTGGACAAGGTGCACGAGCTCACGACCGAAGCGGTGGACCCGACGCACGTCTTCACGCTGTCGCAAGTCTATGAGGGCCTGCTGCTGAAGATGGGCGAGAAGGGCAACGATGGCGGACAGTTCTTCACGCCGCGCCAAGTCATCAAGGCGATGGTGCAGGTGATCGACCCCGGCGTCGATGACACCGTGTACGACCCTGGCTGCGGGACGGGAGGCTTCCTTGCCCAGAGCTTCGAGCACATCACGGCCAACTTGGGCAACGACGTCACACCCGACCAGCTTGAGACGCTCAAGCAGCGGACGTTCTGGGGGCGTGAGAAAGAGAATCTCGTGTATCCCGTGGCTCTAGCGAACCTCGTCCTTCATGGCATCGATAAGCCAAACCTCTGGCACGGTAACACACTCACGGGGCAAGAGTCGTATGGGGGACTGTTTGAGGGTGCACCTCAGGCCTTTGATGTGATCCTGACGAATCCTCCGTTTGGCGGAAAGGAAAGCAAAGAGGCTCAGACCAACTTCGATTACAAAACTCGGTCAACCCAAGTTCTCTTCATGCAGCATGTTATCCGGTTGCTTTGCGACGGTGGCCGATGCGGCATAGTCGTCGACGATGGATTTGTCTTCCGGATCGACCAAGATGCCTTTGTGAAGACGAAACGGAAGTTGCTCGACGACTGCAACCTCTGGTGCATTGTGAGTCTCCCGCCTCGTGTTTTTTCATCTGCGGGTGCTGGCGTCAAGACGAATCTGCTGTTCTTAACAAAGGGAGAGCCAACCCGGAATATCTGGTATTACGACCTTGGCAACCTATCCGTTGGGAAGAAGAAGCCACTGACATTGCAGCACTTTGAGGAGTTCTTCCGGCTTCTGCCGTCCCTGGGCGATAGCGAGTTCTCGTGGACCGTTGACTTGGCTGAGCGCAGACAACTTGCCCATGAGGAAGCTCGTCCCTTCAAGGAGAGGGCCACCGCCACGAGTCAACAGGCTGCCCAGTGGAACGAGCGACTGAAGGATTTGAAGAAGGCCAAGCCCCGCGACGATGCGGCCGTCGAGGAAGCCGAAGCGAAGGTCAAGGAACTGACCCGTGAAGCAAAGGAACTCGCCGCCAAGGCCAAAGAGATCGAAGACGCAGTCTACGACCTCAAGGCCGTCAACCCGAACAAGAAACCGGTCGTGGACACCCGCACGCCCGAAGAACTCATGGACATCATCGAGGCCAAGGGCAAGGAAGTCGCAGAGGCATTAGCGACCCTACGCAATGGCGCAAGGCCGCGAACGGAGGCAACGGCATGAACTTCGTCCAAGATCCTATGAGGCAGGTCGCATATTTGCAGCAGTGCCTGTCGAGCGATAAGAAGCCGCTGGGGTTGTTCCTGGGCGCGGGTTGCCCGGTTTCAGTCCAAATCGAAGATGGCAAGACGGCATTAATACCAGACATTGCGGGAATGACGGAAGTTGTCCGGGAGAACCTATCTAAGAATAAGGAAACAAAACAGCTTCTCGGCATCCTGGACAAACACTTTGAAGAGGATGGCGAAAATGACATAAGCGTTGAAGACATGCTAAGCCATATACGCGCCCTTCGCGTTGTTGCCGGAAAAGCTAAGGTCCGGGAACTCTCAGCCGACAACCTCGACAGGCTCGACGCCGATATCTGCCAGATCATCCAGGAGTTGGTAGACAAAACGCTTCCCTCTAACGAAACGCCATATCATAGCACAGCCGTGTGGGCAGATGCTGTTCCTCGGGGAATGCCAGTTGAAGTGTTCACGACGAATTACGACCTCTTGATGGAACAGGCATTTGAAGATAGCCGCGTACCATATTTTGATGGCTTTGCCGGTTCCCGAAATCCTTTTTTCGACCTCCGTGCAATGGAAGAGGACAAGCTTCCTCCACGCTGGGCCCGGCTTTGGAAGCTGCATGGTTCAATCAACTGGTTCCAGGATGCTGAAAAGGGAGTTCTTCGCGGTGCCTCAAACGAATCGGAGTTGCCGCGTGTTATTCATCCATCGCACCTGAAGTACGACGAGAGCCGAAGAATGCCTTACCTGGCCATGATCGATAGGCTTAGGGCATTCTTGAAAAAGCCATCACCTGCACTCGTGCTATGCGGCTATTCCTTCCGAGACGACCACCTGAATGAGGTGATTGTACAAGGCCTTCAGGGCACTCAGACCGCAACCGCTTTTGCCTTGCTCTACGACGAACTCAGCGTGTACGCCAAAGCCAAGGATCTCGCGCGCGGACGCCCTAACCTTTCTCTTCTGGCAAGGGACGGAGGATTCATAAGCGGCC